GCTGTGGCCGCTTCGCCGCCCTGGCCTGCGTCCTGCCCGGCTTGACGGACGGCCCTGCCCGCGCGGCCGGCGGCGGGCACGACGGCTTCCGCCCCAGCGGCGACCTGCTCGAACTTCGTGGTCATCAACCCATCGGCATTGGTGATGGCGAGGTCGATCAAGGCGCTCTCGGCGTTGAGCTTCTGCAGGGCCAGCCGATCCAGCTTGATCGCCTCGGAAAACTCGGCTGCCATGCCGACGTCGTTGCCGCGGGCGTAGCCGGGGACGTCCTGGATCGGGAGTTCACGGCTGCGGTCGAACTTGTCGGCAATCTCGACGCGCCGAATCTGAAAGGTATCGAACGCGCGGTCGATCCCGGCCTGGAGATTGGCAGCATCGGACGCCTTCTCCTGCCGCCGGATGCGCAGGAGTTCCAGTTCGACCGCGAGGATCTGCTTGCGCGCTTCGAATTCCGCCGCCGAGTTTGCGATCACCAGCGCCGCCGCGGAAGATGAGGCCCCGCCAGTCTGCGAGATCGCCGCGTTATAGGCGCGCTGCGTCGCCTCAAGGGCTGACACCGCACTTTCCACCGCACCGATGGACCCGCCCGCGCCGAGCATCTCCTCGACCACCGCGGCGGTGGCATCCGCCGTGTCGAAAAGCGAGGCCGCGAAGGGGATGAAGATCGCCGCCGCCGCACCGGCCACGGCCCCCATGACCCCCAGCCCACCCAGGAGTTGCGGCAGTTGCTGCGCGAAGGCCCGGCTGGCGCTGGTACCGCCTGCGATCTGCACGGCGAGGTCCTGAATCTGGAAGGCGGTGTTGGCGATCGCGGCACGGCCCGAGCCGCTGGCGCGTTCGATCTGGCTGAAGGCCTGCGCGCCGTCGCGGCCGACCTTGCGGAAGGCATCGCTGCCGGTCGCCCCGATCCGGCGCAGCTGGTCCTCGACGTCCCTGCCGCCGACAACGCCAAGGCGGACGGAGACTTTCCGTTCAGCCATCGATCCGTCCTCCCTTGTCCGCTTGCCCTCGGGCCTGTTCATTCATCCGCCGCACCATCACCGCCTCGATGCCCGGCAGCCATTCGGCGACAAGGCGCGCCTCCACGCCCAGCGCCCGGGCGAGTTCAAAGGCGGCACCCATGTCGATGCCGACGACAGCGCCCGGGATCACCCGCATCTGGCCGCCGAGGCGCTGCACAAGGTCCCAGACCTGCCAGCCCTCGGCAGTGCGCGGCTGGTTCAGCCGGTCGGGGCAGTCGGCGCAGCGCCGGGGACAGGCCGCGCAATATCCGGCGCCCCCGCCGAAGTGCCAGTCGGCAAAGGCGCAGAGCCGTTTCCCTCATCACCCAGCAGCAGCCAGCGGGCGATGAAGCGTTCGTTGAAGGCCTCGTAGATCGGCCAAAGGTCGAAGAGCGCGTTGATCGAAGTATCGTCCGGTTCGATCACGTTCCCCTCGGCATCGCCGACACCCTCCCAAGACAGGATGGTCCGCCGGGCGATGGCTTTGACCAAAGCGGCAGCAATCTCCTGCGCTTCGGCATCGATCAGGTCGTCGGCATCGAGATCGGCGCGGGCGGCGGAGAAGATCGCCGCCGTCAGCGGGCGGATCAGTACGGTCACGCCATGGGTAAGGTCGAGCCGCTCGGGCTCGCGGGACAGGGTCAGGCTGATCATGGTCAGTAGCTCGCGACAGTGTTGGTGAGGACGGCGGTGCACATGCGGGCGGGGGAGACGGCGCGTGCCCCCTGCCAGTCGAAGGTCGCCTGAATGCCGCCGGGGCCTTCGATGGCAATCCGGGGGCGGGGCAGATAGACGGCATGGGCGGTGAAGCTGAAGGCGGCGTTGGCGCCCTGGGTATAGGCGAAATTCAGCTCGCAGGGCGTGCCTGCGATGGCCTGATTGTAGAGCGTGAGGTCGTCGAACCGCGCTTCCAGAGTGCCAGTCAGGGACGCGATGGAGGGGTCCGCGCCTTCGATCCGGCCATCGGCGCGGATGCTGTCGATCCGGTCGAGATTGTTGGCATAGGCGATCCGGGCCGACAGGATGTTGCCGATGGGCGCCCCGTTGCGCTGGATCGACCCGTTGAAATGGCCGAAGCGTGCCAGCGACAGCGATGTCGGCGCGCCCGCCGCCGTGGCCGCTGCCACAACCTCGTTCTGGGCGACCAGCGTTGCGGTCGCCGTCAACAATCCTGACCTGCGCATCTCCCAGGACAGCCCGTCGACCACGCAGCCGGAATACATCGCGAAACGCGGCACCTCCGGCATTTGCGTCTCGATGGCGAGGCTCGGCAGGGTCCAGCCGCCGGACTGAAAGGTATGGACCTTCGGTGTCGTGCCGGTGGTGACCGGCGACCCGAAGGCACCCTTCAGCCAGAGACCGAGGTTCTCCACATCGATAGGGATCACCACATCGCCGTCCGCGGTGAAGGCATCGCGGAGCGGGGCCTGCGGATCGCGACCGTAGCCGAGAAGTTCCGAGGCCAGCAGCGGCTGCTCGCTGCCGAGCGTGGTCGAGGCGAAGGGGACAAAACGGTATCCCGTCGCCGGGGCCGTGCCGTAGACTGTCTCGAAGGCGAGCGCCATCTGCGCCCGCGCGCCCTGTGCGCGTGCCATCGTCGGACTCCTCTATATGTATACTGTGTGGATCAGAGCGGGTTGGCGGTCGAATAGGTCAGGATCACCGCGACCGTGGCGGCCTTGATCGGCTCGCCGCCCTCGGCTGTGATCTCCACGGGTTCCGGTGCCTCGGCCTCGCACCAGTCGCAAAGCCCGCCCAGCGTCCGGTCGGCGGCGATCCGCGCCCCGATGGCAGCGCAGAGCGCATCGAAGGCCGTGTCGCGCCCCGAGGCTTTCTGGATCAGCACTTCGATCTCGGCGCGGTGTTCATAGTAATAGCGCAGCGGCGACAGAGTAACCTCGGGTTGCCCCGGATCGCCGTCGCGCAGGATCACCATCCCGCCCGCCGGGATGCGGCCGGGCAAAGGTTCGTTCCGCAGCACCCGCGCGCCGGGGATGCCGACCAGCATCAGGCGCAAGGCCTCGAGGATCGTCTCGCGCGGGCTCATCGGATTGTTCCTTCCGGCCAGTTGGCGAGGATCAGGCCCGGCAGGCGGTTCTGCCAGGCGGTGGCCGCCTTGCCGAGGTCGAGGCGTTTGGCGAGTTTCACCTGTGGCACCAGCAGGAACACCGGGACCGTCTGAGCGCCGGTGAGGGTGCCGTCGCGCCGTCGCCGCCCGCCTTTCGAGGCGGCAAGGCCACGGCTGTTCAGCCGCGCATCGTCCGCGACCAGCAGGCTGGGTCGCCCGCGCCGATAGACAAAGCGGAGCCGCCGCCCGGTGCGCTGTTCCCAGCCACCCGGCGTGATCCGCTTGCCACCCGCGCCCCTGGCCCCGGCTGCCGCCAGCGGGATCGCCAGCCAGAAGCCGTCGGCGGAGCGGATCAGCGCGCTGCGATCGAAGGCATCGACGATCTCGCTCGCCTTGCTCCAGACCAGCGCCGCCGCGCGCAGCGAGGTGCCGGACTGCGGATAGACCTCGCGCCGGATCGTGCGGGCGAGCCTCAAACCCAGCCCCGCCGCCGCGATCTGTGCCCGCCAGTCGGCCTGCAATCCCGCGCCTGCCACCGCCACGCCGCGCGTGACGGCGGATTTGCCCTCGGCAATGCTGCTGCCGGTTATCTCCACGAATTCGCCCTGAACCTTGACCGACAACCTCACAGTGCCCGCGCCTCTGCCGACCAGACCAGCCGGTCGGCATCTCGCACCGGATCGGCCCGAACCTCAAACAGCGCCCCGTCGACCTCGATGGTGTCGCCCGGGCCAAGCCCCGGCGCATCGGCGACACGGACCGCGATCAGCACCGTATCGGTGACGAAGCGGCCCTCGCCGAAGGCCGCGAGCTGGTCGGGCGACGAAAGGACCACCCGGACCGAAACACCGGCACCGGTGCCACCCGGGCGATAGACCGTATCCACGGCGATGTTCGGGTCGCGGAACAGCGCAGACGTGGCGGCGGCGAACGCCGTCACGGGGTAATGCCTGCGCCGTTCAGGCGGACCCGACCGATCGTGTCGGCGGCAAGCTGCGCCCGCGTCGCGATCCCGATCAGGATGTTGGTGGCGGCCACGTTGGTGCAGGCCGTACCGGTCCAGTAGATCAGTGCGCCCGCCGTCCAAGCCTGGGCAGCGGTCTTCGGCAGATCATAGACGCCGGTCAGATTGATCGGTCCGTCGGCACCGGCGGCGATGTCGTTCGCAGCCACACCGAAGATGCGGCCCATCTGGACACCCGCGCCGGAAGCGATGTTCGCGCCGGCGATGATGTTGATCGTATCGCCTTCCTGGATGTAGTTCTTCGCCATGTCGTGGCTCCTTGTGTAAGGGGGAGGGGTGGCGCGGCATCGGCTGTCGCGCCGGGATCAGGCGTCAGATGCCTGCGTTGCGCAGCATCCCGCGCCAGTCGATCGCCTTGGTGGCAAAGTCGTGCCGGGCCTTGATCTCGATGCCGTCGACCTCGAAGCCGGTCCGGGTCTCCGTGTAGGGGCCGGTATTGCCCTCGAGGTAGCCGTATTCCACCGTGTCGATCCGCGACGGATCGGCGACGAGGAACCAAGGGTCTGCCCCCGCCGTGGGGATCAGGCGCGGCTCCTCGATCGGTTCCAGCCGCCCGGCGAAGGCGTTGACGCCCGCGACGGCCATCGGCGTCGTGGCGGTCACGTTCTTCCGTGCTTCGACCGACCGGGTGCCAGGTGGGGTGATGATGTAGCGCGGCTGGATCGAGATTTGCCGCCCCTCAAGCCCGCGCTGGTTGCCGAAGAGCCGGTAGGCCTCTGCAAGGGACGTCTCGGTGATGGCGGCCGCCGTGCCAAGGTTGCCGTGACCGGCGACGAAGAGCGCCAGGCCATCGCCCATCAGCGGGTTGGTGGTGAGGATAGAATAGACCAGATCGCTTTCGAGATCGGCGGCGGACGCCCCAAAGGCCGAGGGCACGCGGGTGAAGGCATCGAGATCGTCGTTGATCAGCGTCTGGCGGGTGATACCGACAATCCGGCCATAGGTCAGGAGCGAATAGACCTCGCGCCCTTCGCCGATGGTCCCATAGGTGAACTCGCCCGATTCCGGAACGCGCTGCAGATCGGGTGCGCCACCCAGTTGCGTCCGCTGCACCTGCTTGAAATCGGTGATCGTCGCCTGCCGTGCCCAGGCGGTGAAGGTGCGCGGTGTGGAGTCATAGGCCGAGCGCAGGGTCTTGTTCGCGACGTTGGCCAGCAGGAAGGGAAGGTCGGCGGTGGCATGATAGCCAACCGAAGCCCGGCCCATCAGCGCCTCGGTCGCCAGCTCCATCTTCGACATGCCGCGCGTGTTGATGCCCCGGCGTTCGACCGCGATCCGGGCCATTTCCATCAGGGTGAGGCCCCGGAATTCGCGGGCATCGATGGAGAGCGGAGTTCGCCCCGGTTCGTGGCGATGGAGCAACGCCTCGGTCACGGCATCGCGGAAGCCGAGGTCGGTGGACGAGGGCCCGCCAACGCGGGCCGGGGTGATCTCTGCCCCGCGCGTGGTCGGGTTCTGCGCGACCAGCCGGTCGAGGATCGCCGAGCGGGCCGCATCCAGCGCCACACCGCGGGCGATCAGGTCCGCACCGAAGTCGAGGCCGAGGCCATGCCGCTGGCAGAGCGTGGTAATCTCGGCAGCGCGCTGGCGCTCCTCGGCGCGGATCGTGTCGGCGGAGGGCGCCGGTGGTGCCGGGGACGGGCCGATCGCTGCGTGGGTTTCGACGGTGGCCGTCGTGCGGACGACGTCGGCCTCGGTGCCCGGAGGCAGGGTATCATTCGGCATCGCTGCCTCCTTTTGATGGGCCGCATCGGCGGCGGGGGTGTCGTTTCGGGTGAGAGTGCAGGGTGCGAGGGCGGTTGCGCCGGGATTGGGTCCGGCCCCGGCGGCACGAATATGCGCCCCGGGATCGGCGGGCATCGCGACGGCGGAAACCTCCATCGGCTCCCAGTCGACGGCGCGCCACAGTTCCCGCTGGCCTTCGCGCTTGGTGATCTCGTAACGGTGCACCCGGTAGCCGACCGAGACATGCCGGACGGTCTTTTCCAGAATGCGGTGCACGGTGTCAGCCGCATCCGGGGCGGATGTCAGGCGGATCGTTGCCGTGCCCTGGCCACCTTCGATCCGGACCGATCCGGGCTCGACCGTGCCGAGGACCGACCGCAGGCTCCAGCCGTCATGCGAGTCCAGGAACGGCGCGCCACCGTTCATCCGCTCCAGCCTCACTGCCTGGGGCGTGACGATCAGCTCCCCGTCGTATTCACGGATCTCGTCCCAGCCTTCCCAGCGGCGGCGCTGCACGGTCGCGCCGGTGGTCCAGACGATCTCGACGGTGCGCGCGGCGACATCGATGCTGTCAGCACGCACGGACGCGGCCCGCCCGATCACGGGCAGGAGCAGGGTGTCGGGGGGCATTGGGGTTTACTCCGTTGTCGGTTTGCCGGTCGCGGGGTCGGTGGCCGGGTCGTTCGCGGTGTTCTGTTCCGTCGGCTGGACGTTGCCGCCCTTGCTGACCTTGCGGGGGTCACTGTCGAAGATCAGGCCCAGCGCGTCTGTCGCCTCGGCATGGGCGGCCCATTCTTCGATGACGGCCGCCGGGTCATAGCCGCGCTTGGCGATCATCTGCTGCGGCGAGGCAAAGCCTGCCCGCGTTTCCAGAAGGTCGGCCTGAACGTCCTGCAGAGGGTTGACCATCTCGAAGCGGGGCGGCGCCCATTCGGCGGGGATTACGGCGTCGAGTGGCAGGAGCCCTGCCAGCTGGGCGGCTTCGACAAACCAGCGCCAGATCGGCTCGCAGAACATCGGGATGACGGTCTGCCATTGCAGTTGTTCCACCATCCGACGGAATTCGTTGAGGCCCACGCGGCTCGAGGAGAAGTTGTTCTGGCTCACATCGCCGGTCATCAGCGCGTAGGGCACCCGGAAGCCGGAGGCGACGATGTGCATCTGGACCCGGTTCCATTCGTAGACCCCGGCGGTCGAGGCAGGCTGGTTGAACTTGATGTCCTTGCCGCCCCGGGCATAGGCGATCAGGCCCGGTTCGAATTGCTCGACCTTGTTGCCCTGACTGTCCTGAACGACCGGCGCGACCGAGGCTTGCGTCTCGTCATCGCCAAAGACGATGCCGACAAGGCAGGCCTCGGTTTTCTTGCGGACCAGTTCCGCCTGCTGCCAGTCGCCCAGATCGCGCAGCGCCAGCATGGCCGGCGCGCCCCAGGGCACGCCCCGGCTTTGTACCCGCTGGCGTTCGAACAGATGGGCGACGCGGGACGCGTCAATCCGTTCGGATTCGAAGCGCCGCCGGATGGTGCGGCTGGTCCCGCCCGGATGTTGCGGGAACATCCAGAAGGCGGTCCGCCGCCCGCCGGCGTCGAACTCAATGCCTTGGTCCGTGTAACCGCCGCCCGCGATATCCTGCACCCGGGCAGTGTCGAGGTGGTCGACCTCTCGCAGCTGGATTTGCAGCGGGACGGTCCTGCCCAGCCCACGCGGCGTGGCGATCTTGAGGGCGAGGATATCGCCCGCTTCGATCATTTCCCGGACGGCGAGGTTCAAAAGCCCGTGGAAATCGGTGTGGCCATAGTAGTCGCAATTCGCCGCGAACCCCCGCCACAGCGCATCCACCCGCTTGTTCAGCGCCTTGTTGCCGCTCGCCGCGCGGGGCCGGATGCCCGGGCCGACGATATTGTTGACCAGCACCTGCACCGCCTGCGCCGCCAATGCGTTGTTCCGGACCAGATCGCGCGAGCGGTCGCGGAGAACCGGCCCAGCCGCCGCGATTTCGGCATCTGCCGAGGCATTGCTGCCGCGCCACCCTTCGGTGACCCGGGTCTTGCCGCCTGCTTCGTAGCCGCGCCGCAGATTGGCGATCGCCACTTTCGCCGCATAGCGGGCAGCGGCGCGCCGGGGGGCAACGAGGGCCAGAGCAGAGTCGATCGCCCCCCACGGCACGCCGTCCGGCCCGTTCCGATTGTCCGCCATCATCCCCTCCGGAACGTCGCAAAGCGCCCGACCGGCGCGGGCTGCCCGGCACCGCTCGCGGCCAATTCCGCCGCGACAATCCGGATGCGGCGCAGAAGATCGTCACCGGTCGGATAGGTCACCTCCTTGCCATCCGAGAACCGCACCCGCAGCGTCCCGCTGGCATAGGCCGCCTTCAGGGCATCGAGATCGGCTTGCGTCCAGGCCATGTCAGAACCATTTCCCGCGCCGGGGCCCGAGGAATCCCCCGGGGCGCGGCGCTGTGTGTTGCGGTGAAGCCCGGTTCGGCTGCCCCGCCGGGGGCAATTCCTTGGGGCCAGTTTCGGAAGCCAGCTGGTTCTCCAGCCCCTGCCAGCGGTGTTCATCCCAGCGGTCGATCCCCATCAGCCAGGCGGCCGCCCGGGCATAGACCCGGCAATCCAGCGCCTCGTTGCGCTCGCGCGTCTGCTGCCATTCCAGCCGCTGGAAGCCAGCCCTGGTCTTGATCGTCATCAGTTGTTCAGCGGTCAGCTGCTTCATCCATTCGGCGGTGGTGCCTTTCGGAATATGGACAAATCCATGCGGCCACTCCGCCCCCGCGGCCAGTTCCTCGTCGGTCGGGGCCACAAGCCGCAGAAACCGGTAGGTCTCGGATTTGAACACTGCCCCGGCGACCTTCCAAAGCTGCACACCGCGCCGTAGCCTGCGTCCGGCTTCTGTCACTTCCACGTAAGTCGGCCCATCGACCGGCGTGGATCGGTCGAACCCCGGCACGCCCTTGATTGCGACGACCTGCCCGCGCCCGGCCGCCCGCACCCAGGAATAGACGGCGTCGGTCGTGACCCCGTCGCCCGAGTCGATCGCCATCCGCGCCAGCGCCATCCGGCAGCCCGAGGCATGGTCCCATGTCTGGCCAAGGAAGGCCGACAACTGCGCCCAGACCTCGGGCCGCGCCGTGTCTCCCTCCAGCACAACGTGATCCACCAGCCACGACTGCAGGTTCCGGCCCCAGCCCCAGACGTCCGCTTCAATCCGGTCCCGCTGGACGTCCGCCCCGGCGGTAAGAAGCAAGACGCCGTCTGGTGCCATGCCAAGCTGCCAGTCGGCCCGCCGTTCATAGAGCCGCTGCCAGTCCGGCGCCTCGCCACGTTCCTGCCAGGTCTCCCCAAGGATCGTGTTCTTCAGCGTCTTCATCGAGGCGTCGTTGCCCTGCGCCCCTTCCCAGCTTCGCGCAATCTCCTCCCAGGACAGCCAGCCCAGCGGCGAATAGAGCCCTGAGATATGGAAGCCGATCACGCCGCCCGACCGCGCTGCGGCGATCACCTCCGGCGCGGCTGTCGGCCGCC